GCGAGGGCGCTGATGCCATTACTCTATGACAAGAAACGCGGTAAAACGGTTAACGTATCAGACAATCTTGTCAATGAAGCACTACAAACTGGAAACTACGAATTCCGCAAAGGCGTTGAAGTTCCTGTTATTGCGCCTAATGGCGAAGAGGGGACAGTTCTTTCTGATGAGTTGCCAAGCCTTGTTAATTCAGGATTTCGTTATCTAAGCGCTGAAGAAGGCAAGCAGTTAGCAAAAGAGCAGGTCAAAGAAATCCGCAAAGAAACATTCGGCGATATGACTGGAACTGCTTTGCTTGCAGGAGCGGCTCGTGGTGCAACACTTGGCCTATCCGATGTTGCATTGCGCGCGGGAGGGCTCGAAGAAGCAGCGCTTGCGGTGCAGCAAGAAAATCCTATTGCCTCCACAGTTGGAGAAATCGGTGGTGGTCTAGCAGCGCTGACTGTTCCTGCGCTTGGTGCTCCTGCTCTTCTTGCTACCAAAGCTGGGCAAGCCGCTGCAGGTGCAATCCAAGGTGCAGGAGTTGGTGCCAAGCTTGCTCGTGCTGGTGCTGCAGGTGTTACTGAAGGGGCTTTGATTGGTGCAGGTCAAACGATATCTGAAGCTGCTCTGGGTGATCCTGCGCTTACTGTTGAGAAGGCCATAGGAAACATTGGCCTTGGTGCTGTGCTTGGTGGTGGGTTGAATGTTGCAGGGCGTGCTGCGCTGGAAGGTGGTAATGCTGCTATCACTGGTAGCCTGCGCGCTATGGCAGAGAGTGAAGCCATTCCAAAGACAGCAAAAGAGTTTGCTGGGCGATTGTCTGAGATTTACGGCAAGGGTGTGAACCTTGTGCGCGGTGATTTTGGCGTGGATGAGCAAGCGGCCAAGCTTTGGGATAGGGGTTCGACCGAGTTTCGCAAGACTGTGGTTGAGCACATGGAAAAACCGCAAGAACTCTACCGCAAGATTGCTTCAAACTTTGACGATGTTCGAAACTTCTCTGATGAGCTTGAGAAGTCCGCAAGCAAAGCAGCGCAACTGCAAAAAGAAATCCTTGATGAGAATCTTGGGAAAATCACACCTGCCAAGGTTGAGTATCTTGATGATGATATCGCCGAAGAGCTTGGCACAGAGTACATTTTCACAAGGCCAACTCTCAAAGGTAATTCTCTTGAGGTTGCAGAGAAGAAAGCAGGATTTAAGAAGTTTGATGATGCTCAAATCAAAGCACAACAGCTTGTCAAAGAGATCGATGACACTGTTTCCATGATGCAAGAAGCAAATCAAAAGTTTGGAACAGTCTATGAGCCTGGAGCGATTCGAGAGCTGCGCATTCTTACTGAAGACCTTTCCACAACTGTGACAGGCGCAACCAAGATATCTCAAATCAGTGATGCAATAGTTTCTGCCAAGAATGAACTCGCGCGAAACACAGAGATGTTTGGTAAACCTGCACAGCTCATGAGTCGTGTTGAAGTTGATACGAAAGAAGCTCTTCTCCCCATTTGGAAGAAACTCAAACAGACTTCAACTGACAAAGAAATATTCGGTGACCTTGGTTCTGCAGTGGCAGATAGGGCCAACATCTTGGCGCAAATCAAAGGAGCGACAGAGGCTTTTGATAAGCAGTTCTTCACCTATGCCAAGAATGGTGGGAAATGGGAGAGGATAGAGGACTACAGCAAGATAGCGAATTTCTTTCGCAACACTGAATTGCCAAGCCAAGAAAAGAAAAGGCTTGCTTTGGCGGGATTCAATACTGCCATTGATGAGTCTATAGACAAGCTCAAACCAATACCTTTAAAGCAGATTGATGATGAGCTTGCGAATCTTGAGAAGGTCAGGAAAAGCATCGTCAATCAAAAGCAAGTTGAGAACAAACAAACCAAGATTGATTTTCTTGAGCGCAAGATTGCTCGTATCGAAAAACAGAATGAAAGAATCAAAGCTTTCAATGAAGAGATTGCGCAAACTATTCAAGAGGCAAAAAATCGCAAGGCATCTTTTGACAAACTTCTTGATGTTGCAGACGAGCAACGCGCAGCAGTTCTGTGGTTGAATTCTAAAGAAAGCATGACTGGTAAGTCTCTCCATGGTGGCATCATAGGCGGCGCTTTGGGAAGTACATTAGGCCTACTTACTGGCCAAGATGCACAGGTTTCAGGAGCGATCGGAACTGCTGGGTTGATTGCGGGCGCTTTGTTCGGGAATCCAAAAGCAGGACTGAAGTTTCTTTCGGGTATGGAGAATGCTGCCGTTGGTCTTGATAAGATGGCTCAGAATGCAGCCAAGCGCTTCAAGAACATCGACCGTGCATTGAAAGCAGAAGCTGGCAAACTCAAGAGCGGTGTGGGCGTTGGAAGGCAACAGTTTATTCGTGAAAAGCTGAAACTTGATTCCGACACTCAGGAGAATAACGAGAAAGCCTATGAGAACCATCTCAAAGAGCTTAACCAACTGCAGCAGAATCCTGTTGTGCTCTATGAACGCATCCATGACAACATTGGTGATGACGCGGCTGAGTTCGCTCCAACAACAGCGATGACCATGTTCCATACTGCGCAAAGGGCTTTTGCATTTCTTGAATCTAAGATCCCTAAAGATCCTTTTGAGCAGGGCATGTACCCAGACAAATATGTTCCTTCGTTTGTGGAACTCGACAGGTACGCGACTTACTCGCAAGCTGTCATGCGGCCAAAGACCATCTTTAAAGAGTTGGAACAAGGTCAAGTCAAACCAGAGACTGTGGAAGCGGTGAAGAACGTCTATCCTGCTGTTTACCAGGCAGCGGTTGATGCTGTTGTGAACGAGTTGATGACTGCCAAGAAGATTGACTATGACAAGCGTGTGCAACTCGGTATTCTATTCGAATTACCATCCGTGAAAGCTTTGCAACCGGATTACCTTGTACGCATGATGCAGGCTCGTCAGCAGGCCGCATCACAAGAGCAAGCAGAACAGCAGCAAATGGGAACAAGTCAAATGGTCAGTTTCCGTGGGTTCAAGACCTCGGAACGTGAGCAAAGGAATGCGTAATGGGATTGAACACGATTAAGAAGCAGCTTTGGGAATCAGAGGCTTTGGCAGGCGTTAACGTAAGCACCGAATGGCTTGACTGTCTCAATCTTCAGTCAGGAAGTTTTTCGTTTGTGTGGAGCAACGGCAGCACTCCGGTTGGTGAGGTGATTGTTGAAGTTTCCAACGAGGCTAATCATTCTGACACGCAAGAATTGACTTTAAGCTCAACACTGGGAGTTTCTGGCACAAGCGGAATTCATGTTGCCAACCTAGATGTGATTCCATGCAGGTATGTGCGTCTTACTTACGTTGCTACCAGTGGAACTGCTGATGCAAACGTGTGGTTTGTTGGTAAAGGAGATGCAAACTAATGAGCTTCGCAAAGTACCCAGTTTCAGGTGGCGGTGGTTCGGGAGATGTTGCAGGGCCAGCATTTGCAACAAACAATGGCGTGGTTCTATTTGACGGCACCACAGGTAAGGCAATCAAAGACCTTGGTGTTGGAAGTGCAAACCAAGTTCTTCTGACTAATGGAACAATACCAAGCTTTGGCGCAATCACAAATGCATACATTGATTCTAGTGCTGCTATTGCTTTCTCTAAGATGGCTGCGTTAACTGCAGACAGAGCTATCATCTCTAATGGCTCTGGTGTCATTGCAGTATCGTCTGTCACAAGTACAGAACTTGGTTATTTAAGTGGTGTTACGAGTGCGATTCAAACCCAATTGAATGGGAAAGTAGGCACAACCGGTGATGAAACGATTGCTGGTAGTAAGACTTTTTCGAGTGCGGTTGCAATTACTGCAACCAGTAACCAGCTGATTCTTGGCACAACAAATACTGCCACGATTAGTGCTTCTGCTCCTGCAGCTTCGCGTGTGTATACTATTGCAGACCCGGGCCAAAGCGCTTCGTTTGTCATGGACAGAGGCACTCAAACTCTGCAAGGAACGTATACATTTACGCAACAGACTATGAGTCAGAATGTTGGCTCAACGACCTCGGCTTTGTACGCAATTGTAAGCAGCGGAACAAACCCACAACTTTACAATCAGTATCAATCTACGGCACAGACTTGGCGAGCCGGATTGAATGTTGATGGCTCAAATGTTGGTTCATATGTAATTTACGATTCAACAGCAACTCTTCCTAGGGCTATCGTTACAACGTCCGGTCAATTTCAGTTACCTGCAACTTCAAATCAAATCTTGCTTTCAACCGGAGTCAACCAACTCACTCTGAACAGTGGCACAAGCGCAGCCGCAAGAACGTACACAGTTCCAGACACAGGCACGACAGACACATTTGCCATGCTTGGTGGGGCTCAGGCGTTCACTGCGCTAAAGACATTCAACTCCGGCCTCACCCTCAACGGCGGCTCAGCAGCCAACCTAAGCATCTGGTCTGCTTCTAACGTACTCAGACAGCGAGGCGGTACCTCAGGCTGGGCAGTAGACAACACTAGCGGTAATGCGATTCTGAGTGCTACGGATGCGGGGACATTTACTCTAGGAGTTGCAGGTACAAACCATGATCATACATTCAATGGCAATGTATTTAATCATATCAATAGTGCAGCTCGTTCTGTTATACAAGTAGAGAGTACATCAACGGCAGCAAACGCTGATGCTTTCATATCACATAAAGTAAACGGCGATTCTAACTATTGGTCTACTGGGTTAGACAGGAGCGCTGACGCTTTTGTATTAACTAGAGGGGCTAATAGGGATGTATCTACAGACACTTCCTTAATTAGCGTATCGTCAACAGGAGCCGTTACGCTGGGGCCTAGTAGTGGGTTGACTAGCGGTCACACACTGCAAGCATCAAATTCATCAAGCGAATCAAGCACAGTACTTATCTATAATAGAGTTGCAGCTGATTCTGCCGTTTTCGGTTTAAGAATTCGGAAAACAGCTAATGATTCAACTACTGCGCAAAGATTTATTGGGTTTTCTATAAATGATGGCGCAACAAATTCAGGTCAAATAAACGCAAACGGTGCGTCTTCTGCTGCATTTGGTACGTTTTCAGACAGGCGATTGAAAGAAAACATTGAGAATCTTCCAAATCAACTTAACAACATTTTAGCTCTGCGACCCGTAGAGTTTGACTACATAGCAGGCGGCCATCAAATCGGGTTTATAGCGCAAGAAATGCAAGTTGTTTATCCGGATGTAGTAAGTCCCGCAGATAGCGACGGTATGCTTACAATTACTGGTTGGGACAAAACTTCGGCGAGAATTGTAAAGGCCCTACAAGAACTTGCAGCCAAGAACGACGAGCTGGAAGCTAGACTTGCTGCATTGAAAGCGAGCTAGTATAACGTTGGCTCTAACCAAAGGAGCCAAACATGCTTTACAATCTCAACGTTCCATTACTCGACCCCAAGGGAAATGCCATCAAGCAAGAAGACAAAGACCTGACAGCGGCCGATCTATGCTATGAGCTGCTCTTGCTCAATGACCCACGAGCAGAACTCTCGGGCGGTGCGAAGCTGAAGAACGCCAAGCTGGCAAAGCGCATTGTTGATTGCTCTGAGAAGGTCGAGCTTGATGTGGATGAACTCAAGATTTTGAGAGACTTGGTGGGCAAGTATGCAAGTGCTGCTGCTGTCTTTGGGTTTGAGTGCGTGATTGATGAGAAAGCTTAGTCTGCTCTTGCTCACTGGCTGCGTTCTCGCACCAACCGAACCGCATTCGCCTCTCTTCGTTCCTGCTCGGGTTCCTTTGGGCGGGGCTGTGTCAATCTATCTTTGCGAGCCTTATGAATATGGCACAAAACTAATGATCGACGAGAAGACCTTGCTGGGCACCATGGGCCAAGACCTCACCACAGGTTGCATGAAACTTTATTACCCAGGCTTCAATGTGGCTGGCTTGCGGACGATATCAGTAAAGAATTACACTTCTCAAATAGAGATTTTTGATTTCTTTACGAGGTAGCGATGACTCGAATTTTAGGCCCAGACCAAGAAACAGAACTTCAACACGCATCACAAAGAACTACAAAAGGTACGCTTGCGGTTTCACAATACGTTCAAACATGGTCAGCTAACACACACCTTGGCCTACAAACGTTAATCACACGGACTGCAATAGTAGGTGCTGGTGCTATCGTGAACCCTACTCAAGCTATTCCATGGGTAGGCTTATCTGTGGGCACTGCGAGCGGTGATGAAGCTGTGTATCATTCGCGCACATATATGCGTTACTGGGCATACAGAACTCACAGGCTTTCGTTTGCTTGTAGCTTTGCAACTGCTGTTGAAAACACTGTACAGCGCATCGGTCTATTCGATGACAACGATGGATTCTTTTTTCAGTTTGATACTGATGGGCTTCATGTAGTGCATCGTACCAGCACAAGCGGTTCACCTGTTGATACTGTTGTGAGCCAAGCAGATTTCAACCAAGACAAGCTCAATGGTTCATACCCGAGTCACCTCAGGGCTGGGCTCGATTTTAGATTTGATAGAGGCATCACTTTCGGAATCGAATACAACTGGTATGGGACGCAATGTGGTAAGTTCTTCATGGCTTACGGCTCTAGTGTAGTGTACTTGCATGACTTTGTATTCACCGGCCAAGTAGACGGCAAACCATACATGCGAACGGCAATGCTTCCATTCAAAGCTCAGATCATCAACACAGGTACTGCGCCAAGTTCTTCGACCATGCGTGTTGGTACCTGCTCTCATTCGGTTGCCGACGATACAAGCATCGACACTTTCTATCAATTCAGCGTCAGTAACGGCACGACAGGCATCGCAGTCGATAGCACTACAAACTGGACTGACTTGCTGGCGATTAGACCAAAAACTACCTTTAATAGCATTCAGAATCGTGGTTTGATGGAAATCACCCACTGGCAATTGCTCGCAGAAGGAAACTCAATCGAGTACCGAATCATCGACAATGTGACTTACACAGGAGGCACTTGGACCTCCGTCGGAACAACGAGCATCGCTGAGTTCAGTGTGTCACCTGGAACTCAGGCAGGAACACCGAGAGCAATTGATATCAATTACCTTTACTCTGGCAGAACTGCAGGCAATGACACTCCCGAAAACCTTGCAGATAACAACATTCGGATAGGGCTTGACACAAGCACAGGGGCGCAACCTTGCTACGTCGTGCAAGCCAGAAAACTGTCTGCTTCAACCGCTACAGTGTATGCTGCTATGACTTGGAAAGAACAATACTAGCGAGGTGAGTGATGGCAAAGCTATATGGTCTCAGTGAATCAATTCTTCCATTTCAAGACGGAGCAGATTGGAACATTGCTCTTGATTTGAATGAACGAGTCAAACGCTTTCAGAATGGCTTTACGAACCCCGACGTTGATACAGGAACAATTCCAGAGACCATTTGGTCTGCAGGAGGCTTGTACACATTCCCGGCGGCTGCAGCTGCAACCACAATTGTATCAGGCAGCGCCAATGATGCGGCAGCAGGAACCGGAGCTCGCACAGTGTTGGTTGAAGGCCTTTTGGCAGGATATGTTTTCAACAGCGAGACAGTCACATTGAATGGCATGACTCCTGTTGCTCTTGCTTCAAATTACCTCCGGATCAATAAGATGACTGTGATGACTGCAGGAACAGGTCAAACGAATGCAGGCGCGATTGACTGCCAGATCGGTGGTACCACTGCGAACTATATTTCGGTTGGCAAATCGATTTCTCAGAATGGTTTTTACACAGTGCCTGCAAACTATCAGAAAGCTCTTTTGACCTATCTATTTCTGAATACTGCAGCTTCTGGAACCGGAAACATCGATATGGAGCTCATTCTTTATTACAACGGAGTGAAAATTACCAAGCAAGAGTATGGAATTGACCTTGCAGGAAGCAGCTTTGTAGAACGAGATATGCACACAAGACCTATGGTATTGGAACCTACTACTGATATCATCGTGAACGTTACCACGACTTCGGTAAACAATATCAAAACTAACGGAGTATGGACTTTTACTCTGTTTGAGTGAGTTGTTTTTGTATCTGACTTTGAGCCATGAGAATCATCGCCTTTACACAAGCGTAGAGTAGCTTTTCAAAGCGCTTCTTTGGTAAAGCGTGTTTGATATCCTTACGCAACATGCAAATCAGATGGTTCTTTGAAATCTCTTTCGGGCTATCTTTGTCGTAAAACATGCGGCCATCTTCGATAATATAAAACCCATATGATTTGATTTTGTTTGCTACATCAAGAGCAAACTGTTGCTCGTGGTTTGTGAAGTATTGCGAGGTCTTTGAGCTCATTCAATTTCTCTTCAATGTTCCTTGTTGTGATTATTAAAACCCTTCCGTTCCTGGAACACACCATATCGTGGAAAGTGATCTGCTGACTTGATAACCTGTCTCCCTTGTTCTTGATCTCAATTCCTATGAACGTACCATCAGGAAGTATGCCTAACACGTCTGGACTTCCAACCCCGCCTTGAATCCCACCCGCTGCCTGCCACCCGTTCCCACGATTGACTCCCATTGTGTTGTTTCGCCAAAGGAAGCACCCGAGCTCATTCCCGTACAACAATACTAGCCTTGTCATTTCCGATGTTGATAACCCGGATTTCATCAAAACCACCTGCTTTTCTGCGTGCTGCTGCTAACACAGGTGTATGCTTTTCGTGTGCTGTTTTCAATTGTCGGAATGTGGCTCTGTTGTGAGCATTGAAACCTGCATTCTTTGTGTTGTAAGCAAAATACACAGTGAATTTCTTGGCTCTAATTTCAAAGGAAACAACTCCTACCATTTGCCCATACTGACTAGGCTTCTCGCGTACCAGTGCGATGTTGAGATAACCCACATCCCAGCCAGCTGCCTTCAGTTTGTTGACTTCTGATTGAAACTCATCTCCATGGTTGATGAATACATGACCGCACTCACACTTGCGCTTGCCATTGGCAACGCGGTCTTTACACTGTGGGCATTCCTTCTTAGGAGCTTCGAATGGCGAGGCATCCTCCTTGATTCCAAGCTGTGCCAAAAGCGCTTGGTACTCTTTTGAGACTCCTTTACCAGAACTCCCGACTGCAGGAATCAGTGGATCATCGAGTGAGCCAAATCTTTGCCAGTTGCCTGTGAAGTCAAGAAACAGACAGTTACCCTTCCCTGGTGAGATTCGAAGGCCACGACCGCTCATTTGAATCATAAGACTAACTGACTGTGTGGCGCGTAGGAACACAACGCAATCGATAACAGGTATGTCGATTCCTGTGGTCATCACACCGATGTTGCATATGGCTTTCACCTTGCCAGCACGGGCATCCGTCATGAGTCTGCTGCGCGCTTCGGTTGGAGTCTCTCCAGTGATGAGGGCAACCTGTGGTGTGTATTTTGCAATCTCGTTGCGCACGATTTCTGCATGAGCATGACTCACGCAAAAGAAAATGGAACAGACACGATTCTTAGCCAATCTCCACCATTCAGCAACGCATCTTCGCACGATATCGGGCGTGCTTGATGTGCGTTCAAGTTCTCCCAGATTGAAATCACCTGCTGTGGTCTTGATGTTCGCTGTATTGATGATTGCAGGCAGCTTGGGGAAAACGTGTGGACAGAGAAACCCACGTTCTTGCAAATCCGCGACAGTGATTCGGTACGTTTCCGTTTCCCAAAACTTCTTGTTTCCAAAGATCAGTCCTCCGCTCATTCGATATGGGCTACCCGTAAGACCCACGATGTATGTCGGTCTGACCGCTTCGATGATTTTCTGGTATTGGGTATCTTTCTTGTTGTCGACGAGGTGGCATTCGTCGATGAGCACAAGCGGGAAATGCTGCCTGAGCAACACGCTATTCTTGGTCGCTGCGGAATCCCTACTGGCAAGAACGCAAACCCCATGAGGCTCTTTTCTTCCTAGGCTCGCACAGAATACCGAACAACGAATGCCTAGCGCTTCTATCTTCTCTCGATTTTGTGTGAGAATTTCTGCCTGGTGGCACAGGATAAGAACCTTGGCTCCTGGTGTCTTCTCCAGGTAGCGCTTGACGATGCCTGCAATGATGAGCGATTTGCCTGCTCCTGTGGCAGCGGTTAGGACAACCCTTTTATGAAGTTTCAGAGCTTGCGCAGTGCGGTTGATTGCTTCAACCTGATAGTCTCGGAGTATCATGAGAGTCGAAGGTGTTTCTTTCTAGCAGCAACATAGGCGGCTTCGGATTCTACTTTGCCTTGCCTCAAATCGTCTTCAAAGTCAGACTTGAGTACATAGACTTCTTTCTTTTCCAGATACTCTGTGGGATAATTTTTAGGCTCCACAACGCGGGCGATAGCCACAGGCTGTGTATCATCCTTGAACTTCACAGCCTGCTTCCCACCACTTAAACACACCTTGATTCTTGAATTCAAACCTTGAGCTTCATCTTTGACAACTTCAATCGTTTGTTCCTCAAGATGCGCAAGGGCAGTCTCCAAGTAACGCGCTTTAGCACTCCAGAACTGCGCTGATTTTCGTGCTTGCTCGATTGAGCTCTGCAGTTGTTTCAATACCCAGACGCGCCTATCAACAGCTTGCTGCAGGCTTACGGAAGCATCGTGGAATGGCACCACAAGTTCATCAATCGGTAGGTCTTGCTCTTGCCTAAGCTCGACTTCTCGAATCACAGCATGGAGTTGTTCCATTGCTTGGCTGAGAGGTGTGTTCACCATGGGATATCTTCTTCACTAGAAGGGCCAACTACATCCTTGGCTAGGAAGCCTGCCCGATTGGTTTTCTCTTTGTTGTAAAAGCCAACAGCCTTGGTGTTGATCTTCCCATCATACGTCTCTTGCTTGGTTCGAACCCATGCGCTTTGCCCAATCAACCACTGGCACATCTTGGCAGCGTCTTCATCGTCTTTGAAGCCTTTGATTCCAAAGCACCATAGGCAGTCTGCAAGTATCGTGCGGCTCGTTTTCAGCCACTCGGGTTGAGTTTCATCATCATAGATATGGCTTGACCAAGCTCGACCCTTTCCGCTTGACTCCTGCCATGTAAGCTTGATTGTCTTGCGACCGTTCTTTGCCTCGTGCTTGGCTTCGATGACAGTCAGATCGTGTGTGCCATTCTTGAGAGGCTTGAATTCTAATGGTTCAAGAACTTCGTGCTCTGCTACTGAAAAACTCATATTCCTAATTTCTCCCAAAACTCTGGTGTCTTTTCCAAGTCGACAATGTCAGGCATTTTGACCCGTGTCTTTGCCAGGAAGCTCGGCCTATCGGCCGTGTAAAGAACGCGCTTCCCAGTGCCCACTGGCCTTGTTCTGCCTTCATCATCTTTAAGTGTAATCTCTTCGCGCATGAGTAGCATCATATCTGCAGCACTCACAATGGTCTGCAAAGAGTCCTTGTGAATGTCCATTTCAGTTCGGTCGTAGGAATCTCCAAGAACTGGATCATTGACTGCTTTCACTTTGGTGTGGCCAATGAGAATCACATTCCGATTGCTTTGCAGGATTGCGTCAATCGGTTTCAGTGTCTCGATCCAGGAATCCTTCAGGTCTTGGAAACCTGCGCCAAACCCTGCGCGTGCAAGCGTCTTGATGTTTCTCTCTGAAAGAATCTTCGCCGTAAGCAGCCGCTCTATGGCTGTGGCAGAGTCTATGATGATGGTCTTGTACTCTGACTTGAATGCTGCAACAAAAGCCTCTCTGACTTGCTCAGGAGCCTTGATGCTGAGTCTTGCCACATCAAGCTCATCTGTTCCCGACTCAGCATCAATGAACAGAGGGTTGGTTGACTTGCTTGCAAGGGTTGTTTTTCCGATTCCTGGTGCTCCATAGAGTACAACGAATTTGCCTCTGATTTTCTTACCTGTAGTGATTTCCATTGTGGTTCCTCCTATCAGGTGATTAGAGCTTTCGTTTCAGTGAGTCAAGGGCACGCTTCAGTACACGACGCTTCTGTTCAAAGTTAGTATGTGTTTTCTCCAAGTATGCAGCAATGCGTTTTGCTGTTTCCAGAGAGACCTTTTCTCCAGCCAGCCCTCGATGAATTGTCGCGTTGGATACGTCAAGAAGTTCTGCAAGGATGTTGAGCCTTCCACAGTAATACACGGCAAGCTCAATAGCTTCGGCAGCTTCTACGCTATTCGTCGAAAAGCGGCCTTTCGCTCGGAAGTAGCTCTGTGATGTTGAACTTTTGACCGTTTTTTTCAATCCACTGGAGTTGTTTGTCGTAGTCTCTAACTTCTGTTGCATCTGTTTCCTTGCTCATCACACCTGTTTGCACACCAGCAAGATGTGCTCTGAAGTTTTCATCCAACAATTCAATGCGTGTTTTGTACTCTTTTGCAGATTGTTTTGCATCTGCTTTAAGTGAATCAAGTTCTTGTTGCAGTTCTGCAGCCTTGACTCCTGCCTCCAGTCTTTCCGCTTCCGATAATTTAACTGGAAGAAATGCGCGTATTGGTTTTGTTTCCATGCTATGCCTCGTTGTTTGGCACAGTGTACTGATTGATTAGCCAGTTTGCAACCTTGACAATTAAATGCGCTTGATGAAAAGTGGCAAAACTTTCCCTAGAAAAAAAATAACCCGGTCAATCACTTGCGAGCTTCGACCGGGTTAAAAGCACTCGTAGACGGAATGTTCCTAACTAAGAACATTTTCTTACTTAAGAGGGTTAACTCCACCATAGATAAGGTACTTATATGCATGACTCTGATGCCCTGTCAACAATACTCTCACCGTTTAAAATCATTCCATTAAAATCGAACAGCAAAATGCCCATATCATCGTGGGTCAATCAGAACTATTCGGTGTTTGATTTTCTTCCAGGTGGGAATCGGGCAATAGTCATTGGCAACGAGCATTGTGTTCTCGATGTTGAAGGGCCAAGTAAAGAAGTCAACGGTCTGCCTCATATCCAAGGGCTGATTCAGGCGCATGGCGACTTGCCAGAAACTCTTTCTTGGAAAACTCCGAGCGGTGGAGAAGCCTATCTTTTCTCTGTTCCACAGCCGATAGCCAACATGACTCTGGCAAGAACCGTTGGGCTCGAACTGCGCTCGGGACAGCATTATCATTTGATTCCTGACTCGGTGGTGAACGGCAAACCTTACGAATGGGAAACAATCGAAGAGATTGCAGAAATTCCCGACTGGCTCTTGACTTATTTTTTAGAAGGAACTGCAAAAAGAAAAACAGCCAGGCAGGAATCAGGCACATCTGAGGCTAGTCCGTCACGGTTAGTGTTGGATGCGCTCAACTTCCTTAACCCAACTTGTGACTACGAGCAATGGGTCAAAATTGGCATGGCCTCCAAGGCTGCAGGACTTGCCTTCGAAGCCTGGAAGGCTTGGAGCCTGTGTGGTGAGAATGCGTGCAAAGACGAAACTGAATACCTTCGCAAATGGCAAAGCTTCACCAAGGCAGGCTTAGGGCCCGGAACGCTGATTCGGATGGCAAGAGAACAAGGGTATGAGCCGCCCAAAGAAGAAGTCTATTTACCAGTTCCAAAACTACCTGAAGAGCGATTCATAGCATCGTTTCCAGAGCCTGATGGGCTTTTGAAGGAACTTAAGAATTACTTCATCGATGTTTCAAAGCAAGAACAGTATGCCCTTGGAGCAGCATTGTTCTGCATGAATGTTGTTACTCAAAGAAGTTATGATTTCGTTGAAGCTCCACAGAATTCTTACCATGTGTTCATCGGTGAAACAGGTTCGAAAAAATCAACAGTGATGAGCAAAGCTTTTGATCTATTGCGTAATGTAGATGAGAGTTTTGCGATGCATGACCCTCGTTCCGTGGCTAGCTTCAAGAAACAACTAGCAGAAAATCCAAGCCGAGCTCTAGCAATTGATGAGATAGGACAAGAACTCCTTCGTGCGCTCTACTCGCGCAATAGCTCACATCAAACGGAAGAGAAGTGGCAGAAACTTCTTGAGATGCACGGCAGGCCGCTTTACCTGGAAGGGCACGGGACCGCAAAGAAAGAGGATTCCGTTTCAGGAGTTCTTGACCCAAGAATTTCTTTTTGTGCCACAGGTACGCACTCCGATTTTGAAAAACTTTTAGGGCATGCGGATTTCGTAAATACAGGACTTTTTTCACGCCTAGTCGTTTGGCGGGGGCTTGAACTTCCTCCAGAACGGTTTGTATTTGGGCAAAGCAAAGTGCCATTGCCAAGAATTCTGATTGACAAACTTAAAAAATTTCATCCAGCCTTTTCTGTTGCGAAAACTTCGTGGGAACCAAGAAATCTGCCTGCTTCGACTGAAGCCACCCAATTCATGGCTGATTTTAAAGAGACCGCATTCAACCCAATCTATGCAAACCACACCAGAGCTCGATCATTGATTGAACGATCTTTCTACCAAGGAATCCAGTTTTCATTCATACATGCCATTGGGCGGGCTGCAGAGGCTGTTGAGCTGTTAGACGCAGAATGGGGTTTGAACGTCGCTCTTCAAATCTTAAAACAGTCTTTAGAGGCGTTCCAATTGTATGAACAAGACCAAGTAGACCGTTTAGTGGATGTTGTCATTGAATTTCTCAACAAGCACGGGCCAAAGCCTTATCGTAATGTTCAGCAGAACTGCAAAGCCTTCCGCAGTGTAGACCGAAAAACAAAGACCGAAGTTTACAATGCTTTAAAAGAGAGCGGCAAAGTTCGCATCGATTCAAAAACCGGTTGCCTGACCCCATACCGATAACCCCACCTCCTCTCCAAAATGTTGGCGGAATTGACAACCCCCTCCAAAACACGTAATTTCATCCTAACAGCATAAATACATTAGTTTTTATGCTGTTGTGGGCGGAAAGTGTTGGCGGCAAAACAACAATGTTGGCGGCTCCCGACAACACCTACGGCACAGTGATTATTAGACAATTCGGATTTGTTGTCGTGTTGGCGGCATTCTAAGACGGGGTGATCTTTATAAGATGACACTCTTAGGGAACCTATTTTTAAAATCTTCGATTTTAAACACTTTTATCCTAAAAATCTGCTCCATTCTTGCGCTTCTTTAAAACAGACAAAAAAACTTCAATAATCACTGTGCGGAACGTCATATCACGTAACGTGACCTACATTTGTGCAGAAATGAAGTCTTCTTTCTCCACCCCCCTTATATAGACAACACGCCAACAAAGACAAAAAGTTGAACAATGAGTGTGAGGAACGTGTTGTTTGGTAACGACAACATGTTGTTTCACGCCAACAAATAATAAAATATCAATGATAACAGTGTGGAACGGAATATGAGCACATGTTTTGTTGAATTATTTATTTCATTGTGTAGAAGTAGAGCAAAATATAACAAAATAGTTCTCAAGTTCTTCGAAAGGAATGCCGTTATATAAAGCAGAGGCAATTCTGCCTCCCAAGGTCCGCCGAGGCGGAGAAAGGTTTCCGATGAAACTCTCAGCAAAAACCCTCTACCCAAACCTCTCCAAGAAAATGCTTGCCTCAATGGCAAAGTCATTTGCTCAAACTTCCGACAAATGGATTGTCGTGTCGGCAAACGGCACAAGCTTCCACACAACCGAAGCTCAGGCTTTGGAACAACGCGCAAAGCTCAAAGAAGCAAGCGTGTTTGGCACAGTTCACCTTGTGAACGATGTGTCCTTCTGAGAACCCTTAAAGATCCGCTCACGCGGAGAAGGACAAAACGATGAATATTAAAGCACTTCAGGAATTCTACGAAACCCAACGCCAGATTGCAGAGCTCACTAAGCTGGCAGAGACCCTCAAAACGACCCTTAAAACCGAGATTCCAAGGGGTGAGCACACCTTTGGCGACTTCAAGGTGTCTTACGTGGAAAGAACGCGTATTGACCTCGATAAGGCCCTTGTGACCGAAGTGCTTGGAGAGAAGGTGAAGGAATGCGAGAAAATCAGTGCATGCGAAGTGTTCATGGTGAAGAGAATATGACTCCCTTGCGTGCAGCAAGGGCGCAGCTGGGGGTGGGGGCCCCCGAGATGGCCCGACTCTTGCATGTGAGCCTGAGGACTTACCAGAGATGGGAAGCTGGCACGAAACACTGTCCGCCAGGGGTTATGGCCTTCGTGCGGCTGATTCTGGAGAAGAGACGTGAAGATCATGATTGAACAGTTTGGGTATGAATGGGTGGCTTACTACGTGTTCCGAGATAATGAGCCTGGTGCAGTCAAGGAAGTAGGGGAAACACCGATGCATGCCTTGGAGAAACTCTTGAAGCTTGTGAAAGGAGATGAGGAATGAAGGTTTTTTTGTTAGTCTATGCAATCAATGCGAGTTTGAATGAACAACCAACAATTGTGCAAAACTGTGTTGAGAATACGTTTGATTTTCACCACCAATACGCACAGGAACTCACCAAACAGTGGGCTGGGATGGGAGCTACTTGCCAGAAACGCGACGGCATTTATGAATGGCTGTGCGTCGCTGGTAACGATATGTTTACTATCACAATTAAGAAAGATGAAGCAGATTGTAAAGCCACGCCACAGCGTACTCTCAACCAACTGCGAACGATGATGAAAAAGCCAACCTTTTGACTTTTCCTCTCACAATGCTAGGCTCCTGATATTTTAAGGAGCTGTAAATGACCTTCGACCCGAACGCTACGCCTCAAACAGATGCCGAATTTCAGAAGTTTTTTGAGTGGCAAAGCAAGTATTTCAACCATGGATTGACTGCCGCGGAAGTGTTCCATTCGTGGGAACACACTTTGATTGACGCAAGGATTTTTTGCGAAGAAATGGAAAGCATAGCGCGCATTGCAGAAGAAAAGCTGAGGATTGCTTTGGTGTATTTTGCTCATATTTACAATTCTTGTGTAGCTGGTGGTCATATAGATCAATTAGTGAAGCAAGCAAAAGAAGAAATCGAAAGAGTAGGAAAATGAAACGCTTTAATATGCACTATGAGCAACGTAATCCAGAGGAATACTTTCAACCTTACGCTGTGGAAAACGAAAACGGGCAGTGGTGTAGATGGCAAGAAGTGGTAGAGCTACAACATAAACTCGCGATCGCAATCGAAGCCTTGCACATCATCGCTGGCTCAGGTGGCATTAGCAGAATCACGGCTGAAGAGGCTCTGAAAGAGATTGAGGAGGTGGATGAATGAATTGGAGCTATATTGTGGTTCAAAGCACAAGCAAGACCGAATTTGAGCGAAAAGTTAGAACTCATTTGGATTTTGGAGCTATTCTTCACGGGCCGATGCAAGTTATAGTGGTCGTTGGAGACAAAAGACCTATAAAGTATTTTCAAGTTATTGTTTACGAAGGCCTACAGGAGAATCAATGAAGGAACCAATTAGTCACCCAAGCGATTTACTGAATGAGTTAGACGCAGAAAGCATAGAGCACTTAAACAAATATCACGACCACCCAAGCAAGAATGGAAAGTATGCAGCAGTGAGAAGCGCATCGAGTTTGCTCATGAGAATCATCGCTAAAAATTGCCCGCCATGCGCTGATAGAATTGCAGCAATCAACTCGGTGAGATTGGCGAGAATGTGGGCAAACTCTGCAATAGCTTTGGAGCAGGTTGAATGACCATTTATCAACTAGTTATGAATCCCATGCGTGACCGTGCTGAATCTATGCGTGTTGTTGCGGATGGGAGCAAAGAGTATTTGGTAAATCTTTGGAAAGAAAATGTTTGCGAGCCATACACTGATAGCGATGTGCCTAATGCTTTTTTCCCTGATGCAAAATGGACTTGGAGAAAACAATTCAAAAAAGGCGGACCTTTGGAATGGTTCAATCCTGAGGGCGCTTTTTTGGTAGAATACCGACCAGAACCTGAAGTGATCCCAATGGAACAACTGTTATGAAAAAAGACTACACTCACATGTACGTTCTTGCGATTATCGTCTCTTGTCTCTTTGGCGCTATCGCGCTCGCTGAGTTTCTCAAATGGTCGGATAAGAACCCCCATATCCGATATGCACTTGGCATTGACAAGAAGGATTGATAGGGTTCCTAGCAAATTAGGTTGGTAGTTTAACGGTAAAACCACTGATTCCAAATCAGTAGATTAGGGTTCGATTCCCTGCCAACTTGCCAAATTTAAAAAAGGACTTTCTATGGTCTTGCCTCGGAATGATTACCAAGCTCTTACAGCGCTACTCAATCCAAACCCTGTTTCTGAAGAAGAAATTCAAGCTAATATCAATTCCCGATTTTGCCCACTTGAACAAACAGAGATGAAAAAAAAGCATCAAGAACGAATGCAATTGCAGCAACGAAGTCAGCAGGAGATGCAGCCTATCGGTTATATCCCTGCAATCGGATGGATAGTGTTTTGAAAAAATGGGCACCGCATGAACTTGAATTGGTCAGAAAACAGATTGAGTTGAATGACAAAAGAATTTGTCTGGTTCGATATCTCAACCGTTCTTATCAATCGGTATCGCACGCAATTAGAAGATTGAGACAAGAGAAAATGTTGCCTGATGTTACGGAGCATTTCCTCTTCGTATTGGAAAGAAATAATTGGAATCGTTCACATACAGCAACAGAATTGAATATAGGGTTGCGCGGAGTTCGATATAGAATCGCAAAATTGAAGAAAAAAGGTTATTTTATACCAAATAACCCTAGAAATTATACAATTAAAAAAGGTGAAACTCGATGCGCCAACAATATCTCGAAGCCAAAGCGAAGAACTCATTCTGGTACAAACTCGCTGAAGATGTAGTGGATATCTCAATCAGAAATCGTTCCAAATACGAAGCTGTGGCAAAAGAAACAGGCTTTCACTGGTGTGTGGTCGCAGTCATTCACTCGCTCGAATCAAATCAAAACTTCACCACACATCTGCACAATGGTGACCCCCTCACTGCTCGCACAGTTCAAGTCCCAGCCGGAAGACCTATCAAAGGAAACCCTCCATTCACTTGGCAGGAATCGGCAATCGATGCGCTCAAACCATATTCTGCTCCCGAAGGCTTGGAAGATACTCTTGACTTCCTTGAACGCTACAATGGCCTGGGATACCGATTCGGCGCTGGAGTCAATACGACCCCGCCAAAAACCTCACCTTATCTCTGGAGCGGAACAGACCAATACATCAAAGGCAAGTATGTTGCAGATGGTACATTTGACCCGAACGCTGTTTCGCAGCAGATTGGTGCGGTGCTTCTCTTGAAAACATTCGAGCGCGCTGGACTTATCAACTGGGAGAATCAAAACGTGGCTGAACCAACATGGTGGGCATTTCATCGAAACGAAGACGGCAGGCCTTCTCTTGTTGGTTATGCAGGACCTATTGCGGTCTCAAGGCTTGATACGAATCTCGTCGATGATGTTGTGAAAGCGCTTCAGTTCAGCAAGGCAAAGACGTTTGTGGTCTCTGATAAACCGGCGCCTAACCTGGAAGGAAAAGAGCCTGATAAGCCAAAAATCAGCAGACAGAAAATTGTCGAAGAAGCTCGCGCTCGCTGCTCAAAAGGTCGCGCTCATTCACCAGGCAACGTGATTGATACAGAAGTTTTAGACCCGCTCAGACCGACAATGAAACGTCTCGGGCAAATGGCACAAAGCGACAACGATGGGTTCTATAATTGGTGCGCAAGTAATGTCACTCGTATTTTGCGAGACTGTGGGCTAACTGTGCCCGATCAGCCTATCGTGAATGGCAAACCGTTCTGGGCAACCGTTGCTCTTGTCGAAACTTGGAAGGCATGGGCAATTGATAAAGGAGCTTGGCGCAACTCAAGACAAGCAGAGCCTGGTGATATCGTGATTTATGATTGGGATGGGAACGGCGTTACTGACCACATCGGAATTATTCTTGAGACGCGTGAAGGCGGCGTGCTTGCTGCCGAAGGTAATAAAGGAAACCGCGAGACAATCATATACAGAGACAGGTCAACCCTCGCTGGTACAATAGATGTTGAGAAACTTTTTTCCTAAACCGTCAATTCTTGTTTATTACTTCGTGGTAAAGGTGTGCTATGCTTTTCACAACACGCACAGGAGTAACAATCATGAGTGAGCATAGCAAAGCCAACATCGATTGGGTATCTGATATCGTCATAAAGATATTGTGCGTTATTGCAACCGGATTTTTGGGCGTTGTTGTGAATTCAGTACAAAGCATGAACGAAAACATAAAGTCGCTCTCTGAAAACGTGTTTGACCTAAGCTCTCAAAGTAAAGTTCTGAACATCACGATCCAAAACATGGAAAAGCGTCTTGACCGTTTGGAAGCCAAGCAAGAAAAAACCCAGCCTTAAAAAAGCTGGGTTCTCGACGGTTATCACGGAGAATTGAATTCTAAGCCACAGCTTTGATAACTTCAAGAGCAAGTGAAATCTTCTCTGCAGTGTCCAAGTCCTTCAATTCTGGAAGAACAAGAACCACACCATCAAGTGCAGCAAGAAATTCAGGAGATTTCAAAAACTCTTCAGAGATTTTTTGAATATCAGAAGCCTGAAAACCATCGCCAAGATGTTTCACAAGAACGTCTTTGAGCAAACCAACCGCAATCACCACTTCTTTCGTTTCTTTGATTCCTGCCATTTCTGACTCCTTTCATCGTGTCAAGAGAAACTCTATAATAGCGTAAACCAACAGTGAGGCCCATCCCAACCATGGAAAAAACTTTGTTACAAAAGGCCAAAGTGCTTGAAGAATTAAACCACCGGCTCGCGGAGAAATACGAAAGCCGCGCTCTTTTGGCGAGACAGGTTGATGCTCTGGAGTATCGTTTGCATCGTCTTGAGGAAGAGATGCTTCAGCTCTCTCGTTCGATTGTTGATCTGGAAACTTGTCATAACCTCGCACACGATCTAAATCTTTCATCAGAGCCACCTTCAACAGAGCAAGAAAATGTTCAAAGCCAGAATTCGGAAGTACCAACCTGAAGATATCCCTTTTGTCAGAGACAGCTTTACAATCGGCGCTGCAAACTCCCCAGACTTGATTTATTTGCCACATTCTATCACAAAGCCTAGGCTTCGAACTCGGTTCGATCACATCGTCAAGGTGTCAGAGATTTGGGTTGCCCATCACACTGAAGAAGATGAGCCTTTGTACGGTTGGCTGGCAGTGACAAACCTCCCGAGCTATTCAATTGTCTGGTGGGTGTATGTGAAAAACGGATACCGAGGCCTTGGTTTCGCTGAATTGCTTGCGTCAAAAATCACGCACCAAAAGAAGATTGTGTTTCCGATGAGCAGTCAGATCTCTAAGGAACTGGCAAAGAAATACGACGCTGTTTACGACCCTTTCATTTATGAGGAATTGTGCCTTGAAGATTAAGAAAGTTTGTACCTATGAAAATCTCCAACTTGTGAACTTGGATGGTTCCAGGCCTCGTGGTGAACAATCGAGACTTGCGAAGACGTTTACCGACTCCGAATACAACATGCGCTTTTCAAACAATGGGACTGGTGTCATCATTGAAGGAAAGCCAGGCGAAAAGATGTGTACCTTCTTTGTACCATTCGCCAATATCCCTTACGTCGTATGCGAGAGCGAGGAGCATAATGAAAGTGGAAGTATTGCGGAAAAAACCGCGCCTAGACGAAGCCAGGAAACTAAATAAGTACAACCCTGCCCACTGCGAAACCGTTCAGAAAATGGCTCAGGCTGGGTACTCAATGCGCGCATTTTGTGCGTACATCGGAATCACTTACAACACTGCATTGCTGTGGGCTCGTGAGTACGAAGAGTTTCATGAGGCATGCAAGGTTGCAGATATGAAACGACACTTGTTTTACGAGAAAACAGCCATTGAAAACCTGCATAACGTCAAATTCAACAGTGCACTTTTCAACAAACTGACAAGTGCAATCATCAAGTGGGAACAGCCTGCGCACACTGAAGTGCATATCGAAAACAACGTGGTTGATTTCAAGCCTCCTCATTTGATGAGCGCCAATGAGCGGTTGGAAAGAATCAAATCCTTACAGAGCCAGTTGCAATTGAATGCGCAACCTTGAAGCTGAGTTGCTCGGACTCTTAGAATACGAGAAACAACTTCTGTCGATTTTTGACCGTTGCTTTGAGAAACAAAAGCAAGCAGCGCTTCATCGTGGAAAAAGAAAAGTCATTCGGTGCTCTCGCCGTGCAGGCAAGACAGAGCTCGCAGCAACGAAACTCATTCAATCCGCTCAGTCTGCACCGAATGGCATTTCACTTTATGTGGCTTTGACTCGGAAGAGTGCAAAGAAACTTCTTTGGAGCAGGCTTAAGCGTATGTGCCAAGAGCTTGGGCTTGAAGTTCAGGCTGCTGAAACCGACCTCATCCTTAAGTTTGGCAATGGCTCTGAAATCTGGCTGGCAGGAGCGAACCAAGAAGATGTGGCAGAAACGCTTCGAGGCCATTCCTATCGCGTTGTCATTCTCGATGAATGTGCTTCCTTCCGGGGGCACATTGATGAGCTCATTGAAGAGATTCTTGAACCTGCTCTCATTGATGAAGATGGCGAGCTTTGGATTATGGGAACACCTTCGTGGGATTTCTCGAGCTATTTCTACAAGGCAAACCACAAGCCTGAGGAATGGGATTCCTTCCATTGGACTCTGTTCGATAACCCCCATATTCCAAATGCTCAGGCTTGGGTTGACGATTTGAAGCGGAGGCGCGGTTGGAGTGATGACAACCCCATCCTTCTTCGCGAGTACTTCGGCCTCTGGATCAAGACCATGGAGCAGATGGTTTACCTGTTCAATCCATTGCGAAACGTGTTTTCGAGTCTACCAAACCTCCAGCACAATGTGCTCGGTGTTGACCTAGGATTTGAAGACAAGATGGCATTTAGTATTGTTTCTCATGCAGAGCATTCACCAGTGGCCTACGTCAGGCACTCAGAAAAACATCATCACATGCTCATCCATGACGTGGCCCAAAGAATTAAGAAGTTCCAAGCGGAGTTTGAGATACATAAAGTAGTGATTGATGAAGGCGGTCTTGGGAAATCAATTGCTGAAGAGCTTCGCCAAAGATATCAAATCAACTGCCAAGCTGCACAGAAACAAAACAAAAGGGCTTACATTGAGCTTTTCAATTCAGAGCTTAGGGAAGGTCGTATCCTTGTTGCTGAAGACAATCCTGTGGTCAAAGAATGGAACACACTCATTTGGGATGATGAGTCAAAGAAGGTCGAAAAACCCGGCCTTGCAAATGACGTGAGTGATGCCACACTTTACGCTTGGCGTGAAAGCTTCTACTACTCTGAGGAGCCTGTCATACAGAAACCAAAGTTTGGAAGTGCAGAGTTTTTTGACGCTGAAGAAAAGCGTATGCTCGAAGAATCTGAAAAGTCAGTTCAGTCAAACTCCAGTTCATGGTGGTAACAATGAATCAACTCTGGTGGGAACTCCAAGGCGAGCAAGCTGCGAATGCTCTATTCGCTGAAATCAATCAAATCACTAAGCACGAATCAACTCGAATGCTCTCTCTGCTCAGGTACCTCAAAATGTACACAGGCAGAGACAACATGGCAGTGAGCACTGTGGATTTGGTCTCGCGTCTTCGCATGATCAAGGACGTGTCAAAAATTGTGGAAACAGGCCTTGAATACAATGTGGTGCAGTCAGCAATCAACACTTTGCATTCAAAAATTTGCAAACGTAAAGAGCGAGTTCGGTTTCTGACTAGTGGCGGAGATTGGGAACTTCAAAGACAAGCACAACGGGCTGACAGGTTTATTTATGGGCTCTTCATGGATGCGCGTGTTCATGAAGTGAACATGAAGCAGACTCTTGATTCCTATTGGTCTGGCTCAGGGTTTGTTCATGTGTACCACAAGATTCAGCAAGGTAAGCTGAAGATTTGCGTCGACCGCATTCATCCTGCAGAGATTTGCGTTGATTTTGAAGACGCTGAGAATGGCGAACCTCGCACCATGCGTAGAATCAAGGCTGTTCCAGTGGAAGCGGTGCGAAACGCATTCCCACAGCTTTCTGGTGAGCTTGATTTGGCCATGGCTCGCATTCAAGGAGAGTCTGGTTATGACTCGGTGACAAAGCGCATCCTTGTGGCAGAGGCTTGGCACCTTCCTGATGATGAAGGGAAAGGCGGGAAGCATATTCTTGCAATCAAGAACTCAATCCTTGCTGAAGAGGAATACCCTCATTCTGAGTTTCCGATTATCAAACAGGATTACCTTTGGGCTCCTTTCGGGTATTATGGAATTGGTATTGCTGAACTCTTGGTGACACACCAGAGAGAGCTTGATCAACTCGTGCAATACCGGCAACTTTGTTTGAAGCGTGGCAGCAACCCGCGTACCTATGTCGAACGGTCTTCGCAGGTCGATATCAACGAATTGAACAACGCACCGAATGCGATTGTGAAGTACTCTGGTACCATGCCAGTTCAGGAAACTAGACCTCCATACGCCGACCAACTGGCCAGAGATATCGAAGAAATCTTTCAGAAAGCCTACATGGAAGTGGGTATCTCCCAGCTGTCTGCCAACTCACAAAAACCTGCAGGGCTTAATAGTGGTAAAGCTTTGCGTGAATATTCTGATATCGAATCTGAACGATTCCAGACCGCGGGACAAAACCGGCAAAACTGCCATATCGATATTGCGCGCGCCATGATTCGCGAAGTTGAAACAATCAAAAAGTGCATCAAAAACAATGTGCCCGGTTATCGCAAGGCTGATAAGACAATTCTTACCTATGATCGAGAAATGGGTGTTGAGAAATTTGAGCTCGATGATTTTGAATTCATTGCAAACGAGTATCTTATCCAAGCGCATAATGTTTCGATGTTCCCACAGAAACCAGAAGGCCAACTTGAATTTGCTCAAGAGCTTGCAAGTGCAGGTTTGATTGACCAACAAGATGCGCTTGAGCTTCTCGACTTTCCAGACACACAACCAGTGATTAACCGCAACCTTGCGAGTCAGAGATATGCGCGCAAGGTGATTGAGCGGATGCTTGATGAAGTGATCTTCATTTCTCCAGACCCATACGAAGACCATGCAAGAAACTTCTCGATTGCGAGCAAGTACTACAATGATGCCAAACTAAAAGATGTTGATGAGGAGAGATTGAGCCTTTTGAGGCAATACATGGATGCAAACATGGCTCTTATCAAGAAAGCAGAGCAAGAAGCGCAAATGATGCAAGCTCAACAGCAACCACAACAACCGATGCAAACAACTGAACAACAACTAGCGTTACAAGGTTAACAAATGACAGATATCGCAGCAGCATTATCAGCAATGGATTCAAATCCCGCTCCTTCGACAGAACCAGTTTCAACGGTTCCTTCAGAGACAGAGATTGATCAGCTTCGCAAGCAACTGGCAGAGAAAGAATCTCAACTCACTTCTAAGTTTGATGGGCTTACCCGAAGGGAGCGGGCCTTGCTTCAACGTGAGCAAGAGTTGAAACAAAAGTTTCAAAACGCTTCAACATTTGATGAGCTTCGAAGCCTTGCTGAGAAAGACCCTCTTAAGGCCTTGGAAAAGCTCAACCTCACCTACGACAAGCTCACAGATATTTACGCTGGCATGAGTCCACAGGATGAAGGCAAGGCTCAGGCTGCCAAATTTCAGACGGAGCTTGAGCAACTGAAACAGAAAATTCAGGAGCAAGAAGCCGAAGGGCAGATGAAAGAAATCATGCGTGTCAAGGGAGCGAAGCTTGAGGCGCTCAAGAATCTTGCAAATAAGGAAAATTCTGATTACTCTTTAGTGTCTTACTTTAATTCTTACGAAGATGTACTGGAACACATGGCAGCACATTTTCAAGAAACTGGTGAGATACTTTCTGATGAAGATGCGCTCAACCATGTCGAGAGCCGCTTAGTCGAGAGTTTGAGAGGACTCAAAGAGAATAAGAAATTGCGTTCACTTTGGGAATCTCAGGAGCAAGTAAGCGTCGGACAGAAGCCTGTTAGTCCGTTTTCGTTAAGTGATTCAAAACTAAAAACTGAGACACCGAAAACAGAGGACACAAAAGGCCTGACTGACTCCCAATTGTTTGAGTTAGCCTTGCAGAAACTGCCTCGGTAGGTGTCTCCAATCTATTTGGAGAAAACTCAATGTCAGTTGACTTGACCACGTTTGCCCCCGCGCTCAAGACTTACTACCCAGACGACAAGATTGAAAAGCAAATCTATTCTGACAGACCTTTGCTTGCCATGTTTCCGAAAGATGAAAACTTTGTTGGTGATTCATCCAAAGAATCATTAATGTATGGCAACCCACAGAACATTTCTGCAACCTTTGCAACCGCACAGGCTGAGACACACAACTCCGAGCGTAAGGCATTCTTGCTCACTCGCGCTCGTAAATACGGTTTCGGTTTCGTTGATAACGAGACAATCGAAGCATCTGCAAACGACCGAGGCGCGTTTCTCCGGGCTCTCACAGATGAAATTGACAACGCAATTGACGGCGTTTCGCAAGCTCTTGCAATTGATGCTGCTCGTGACTCCACTGGTGCAATCGGTCAACGCGCAAGCATCTCAACCAACACAGTCACTCTGACAAACCCTGAAGAAGCTCGTATGTTCGAAGTGGGTATGACTGTGATTGCCGCTTCTGCAAAGAGCGGTGGTTCACTTCGTACAGGTTCGACAACTGTTGCTGCTGTTGACTCTCTTGCTGGAACAATCGAGTTGACATCTGCGGCTGCAATCTCTGGTTTTGCAGACAACGATTACTTGTTCCGTTCGGGTGACCGAGGCCTTTGCGTTGCTGGATTCCAAAGCTGGATTCCTTACGACAGCCGAGCTTCTGCTCTTTCCGCAAGCTTCTTCGGTGTGACTCGTTCGGCTAACCCAACACGCCTTGCTGGTGTGACCAAAGACCTCTCAAGCTTCCCAATCGAACAAGCTGTTTCGAGAGCCTTGACCTTGGTTGAAGCTGAAGGCGGTAAGCCAGACTATGCATTCATGTGCTTCGAAGATTTTGAAGACCTCCGAAATGCTCTTGGCTCCAAGGTTCAGTACCAAGAAATAGTAACCAATGCTTCGCAAGTGAAGTACGCAACGATTGGTTTCTCTGGTATCAAGATCCACGGCTCAAACGGTGTTGTGACTGTTCTTGCAGACCGAACAATTCCTGCAGGTCGGTTGTTCATCATGACTTCCAAGAGCTGGAAGCTCCGGTCACTTGGCAAGCTTGTTGACCTATTCAAAACAGATGGTCTTCCGTTCTTGCGACAAGCAACCGCTGATGGTGTTGAAGTGCGATTGAAGACATACGCAAACATAGTTTGCCGCGCTCCTGCTTACAACGGTCAATTCAAGCTTCGTTAATAAACAATTTAAGGAGGGCTTGAATTATGCCAACAGTAACCTATTTAAAGCGTGACCAAGTTCAAACGATTGAACAAGGTGTTACCACGCTCTATGTAAAGCTCACAGTAGGCAGTACTGGAGCGGTTTCTTCTTCTTCAGGATATGGGCTCACGAGCTTCACACGTGAAGCAACTGGAGAGTATACAATCCTGCTTGATAGGAAGTACAAAAAGCTTCTTGCCTGCGTTCCAACTATCATCCAGGGAACAACTCAAGGCCTTAGCTTTGTGGTTGATACTGATTCGATTGCTTCATCCGGCAGTGTTCGCGTTGCGTTCTCTGTCGACGCATCTGCAACAGATCCAAGCAGTGGAACAATCATTCTTTTTGCAATCACAGTTGCTGACACAGGATTAACTGGGGGCGTTTCATGATGGGCATGGGTTCCGATAAACGAAAGATTGGCGCAATGATTCTGGCGCTGGCTCCGAAAAAGAACGCGGAACCCGCCAAGGATGATTACGCTGAGATGGTCAAGATGACTGCTACAAAGGTGATTGAGGCAATTAAGTCAGGAGATGCAGAAATGCTCATCAAAGAGCTTCCAAAGCTTTTGAACAACTTGCCACAGCCTGAAGTGGAGTTTGAGAATGACTGATACAGCGACAGCCTCGAGTGTCATGAGTGATATTCGGTTGCATACCGATACTGTCAATGATCCGCACATCACTGATGCGTTCGTGCTATCACTGGTCGACAAGTCATACAATAAACTTTACAAGCAGATTTCTTTGCAATTCGCAGGATTCTTTGACACTGAGAGCACATCAACAACTCTGGCAATTGGGATTAGAACATATGCGTTACCCGCTGATTTTCTCCATTTGCGTGGGGTTGATATTGTGCTTGGCGGAGATCGTGTCCGACTGCGCCGTTTCGCATTTGGAGATCGTGACCGAATCACGAGCGATCCACGATTCGTTCCGTTCTACAGATATGACAGAGCAAGCAAGTACCAGTACATGGTGCAAGCCAACAATCTTAGAATCGAGCCAGTGCCTGACTCGACCGAAAGCTTGGTGCTCACATACGTTCCAAGACCAACAAGAATTACGAGCAGTGGCACAACTTTCGATGTGATAGCAGGGTTCGAAGATTTCATTGTCTATGATGCTTCAATTCTTGTTCTTCAAAAGCAAGAACGAGATCCCTCTGTGATGATTCAGATGCGGTCCGATGCTCTTTCCACAATTACGAATCTTTGTTCTAGTCGAGAGACCAATGAACCCATCCAGGTGCGTGATGACTACTTTTCTCAGGGAGCATTGAGATGGTAGCTTTTACATTCAAGAAACAAGTAGTCAAACAGCCTGCAGAATGCCCTGACGTATTAAATGATGTGCAAGATTCATGTTTAGAAATCGTGCGCGGTTTGAATTCTATTGCTTTGAATCAAGCAGTGTTATTGATTAATGTACCGATTAGCACAACTGCTTCAGCGGTTGCTCATAACCTAGGATTCAAGCCACGTGGTTTTCTTTGCGTCAATCCAAGCGCTTCATTTAATGTGTATGAAGACACTGTAGCAATCAATCCAGACGCAACCAAGTTTATTATGCTTCGTACTTCTGCAGGTTCTTACACAGTTGCTTTGATTATTTTTTGAGGTGAGCGATGCCTTTGCAGAAACAAGTGGTTCCAATTCCATTAACTAAAGGCATCGATAAGGGAATTGCAAACGTTCTTAGACCATCAGACTCTCTTGATCAGGGCACGAATATAGAGCAACTAGTGACTGGAGAACTAACCAAGCGCACTGGTTTTCAGTCTATTGATACAACCATAGGAACAGGTGTTCATCTGTTTGAGGCAAAAGGTTCTATTGGGGTTATTGAAGCAAATAGCGTTGTGGAAATACTCGACCCTGTATCGAATACCTTAAGAGAATTAACTGTTAGAAACTCACAGAATGTTGCTGTAAATGAAGTGCTCTGTAAGGTAAAAGACCTTCTTGGTTCGGATGTATCAATTGAATCATACGATTGCTTGGCGTATCAAAGTTATATTTATGTAGCTTGTTATGTAACAGGTGGTAGTGGTTCTGCGTCACGTTTATATAAGTTCGACAGGAATTTAAATAACGTAGGATACAGTGGGGTAAATACCTACGCTGGTATTTCAGGTACTGCATTTAGATTTGCAGGCGAAAGGCTTTTTGTAAACAACAGCGGGACAATGGTTGTTTATAATTTTCTTACTGCTAGTACAGTGAGCGCATCTCTTTTGACGTTAGGCGGAAACCAAATATTCGATGTCGTTGAATGGTCTTCAGGTGGGTTTGCTATCTCATTCGACGATGGTTCAAACATAGTTAATAGACTATTAAACTCATCGTTTGGAACAATTGGTAGCACAAATTTTTCAAGGACAAACGTTAACTCTGTTTGTGTATTTAATCAAACAGCGGGTGACTCATTCTATGTTGGTGTTACGAGATCCACAGGAACAATAGCAACAACATACCGATTTAATTCAACCCCATCAATAGTTGAAACACGTGACTACACTTCAACTCTTAATGGCTACAATTGTTGTGGGATTAGATCCGGAGCAAATGCGTATTTCTTTGTGGAAGCAGGAGCATCATCAGCTTCGAAAGATAGACAGATTCTTTCTTCTCAATTTCTTGCTAATCAAACTGGTACAACTTCAGGAAATACATTCGTTAATCCTTTAAGGCGTGCAGGGCTTGCGAGCAGACCATTCTTAATTGGTATAACAACAGAACCTTATCTCTTTGTCGCTCATAAGAGTGAGGACTCTCTGAATCTGCAAAATTGTTATTTTCTAATGCAGTGCGGAACTGACAACTCGAGTTATGAAGGTCTTACCAAAATACATTCTCAGTTAGTTTATGGTAAGAATAGAAATTACATCACTGATTTATCATTTGGAAATAAGATTTTACCACAGGTAAGTAGTTTCTCATCTTCAGAATATTTCATGCCGATTTTTTCGCGAGTAGACTCCGGCTATAATCTGTCTGCTTCAAGTTCTGTTTTTGGTCTTTCTGCGTGCTTTGTGAATACATACAATGGCATTAACTCTTCCAAGTCTGTTTCGTTTCAGGATGAAACTTTTATATCGAGTAATGGTGTTCTGATATTTGACGGGAATCAGTTAAATGAGTTTGGTTTTTACTTGTACCCAGACCCCATACAATCTTCAACTAATACCAGTGCAGGTAATGTTGCTGATGGCACGTACCAATATGTAGTGGTCTATGAATACTTTGACGCTCGTGGTGATCTATTAGAGTCTGCACCATCTCAGGTGTTTACGACAACATACGCAGCAGGTTCTGCTAGACAATACACATTAACTTTGAATCTAGTTGGTTTTTCAACGAAACAAAATATACAGAACCACAGCAAGTGGCACTATATTCTACTTTTTAGGTTCAATAAACAATCTTACTGGTTCGACTTTAACCTACGTAGATAACATTGCTGACGCCACATTACAGACAAACAAAATTCTTTACACAACGGGCGGCGTTGCTGAAAACATAATATCGCCAAACTCAAACTTTGTTTGTCAGGCAAAGAATCGTTTGTGGACTTTTGAAACAGGATCAACTGACACCATTTGGTTTTCAAAAGAAATCCGTTCTGGATTTCTTCCTGCGTTCTCTGACTTGCTGGTGCAGAAAGTTTCTTCTGCTGGTGGCGAGCTGGTGGCTCTTGCGCAGATTGATGACAAGCTCATCATTTTCAAAGAACGAATCATCATGGCGTTGCTTGGTGATGGGCCGACTGAATCGTTGGTCGGAAGTTTCTCGGTACCATTGCAAATCACATCAGGTATGGGATGCGTCACAGCACGTAGCGTGGTCGAGACTCCTGTTGGTATCTTCTATGCTTCACAGGAAGGAATTTACCTTGTCGATAGGAGTTTGCAGAACTCTTTCATTGGAAGGCCTATTTACAAGAACGAAGGCACGATTAGGTCAAGTGTCTATGACCCAGTGCTGAATAGAGTGATTTTTCTCACAACGACTCAAATGATTGTTTACTATATCTCCACAGCCTCTTGGTACACATGGACTGCAACAAACCCAGTTGATTTGTTGCTTGAAGGTGGCGTGTTGTACCAGCTTACGAGTACAAAGCTTTTGAAACAAGGAACTGGCTATCAAGACGACAGCGCAAACTATGCACAGACTCTAAAACTTGGGCAGTTCTCGTTTGCAGGATTGCAGGCCTACCAAAGACTTTACAGAGTCCTGATCACTGGCAGAAGCACGAGCGACGCGAATACGACAAACTTGACTGTGAAGAATTATTTCAACAGTAATACAACAGCAACCGATACTTTGACGCTGCAACATTCTTCAGCGATTAGTAACAACAGATTTGAACTTGAAGTCAGGCCGAGTGTGCAAAAATGTGAGACAATGGAAATCGAACTGAGTCTTACTGCAAACACGAGTGGTTTCATTGTAAGTGGGATGAGTGCGGAAGTTGGAGTTCTTCCAGGAGCTGCAAGACGCGCAGAATCGAGGAGAGCAACATAATGGTGATTACAGCAGGATTTTTCGATAACAAGAATGCTAACGTCGCTGCAAACGTATTGACTGGCGGTATGAGCGGTCAAGCTGCAGGCATTTATGGCACAGCCACAGGAAAGAAAGACCCTTGGAATTTGCAAGGTCTTTCTGATCTTGACCCGACAAAGGTGCGCAAGGCAAACACATCGCAAACTCAAGGCTTAATTAACGAGGCCTCAACTCAGGCAGGACAATTTTTCAATAAACCTGTAGAGCGATTTCAGCCAACTCAGATTACGACAAGAAATATTAGAGCGGGTGCAGTAACACCCATGCAAGCGCAAGCAGCACAAATTGAAGAGGCTGCTGGCCGTACTGATTTCTTAAATGCTCTTGCTGCTTCTCAGGCGAGAATGGGACAAGCTGGGCAAATTGATCCACGCATGCAGCAGTACTTGGAGCAGTCACTCAGGCAAGGCGCCACAACTCAAGATGCACTTGGTATGCTTCAGGCGGCTGCTATGGGGAATGCTCCAAGTCAGGCACAGGCAGTGATGCAAGCCGGTACAGATCAGGCGATACGTGCACAGATGGCGATGGGGGCGAGTGGTGGTTTCAATCCTGCCAACCTTCGCGGTGCACAGTCTCAAGGTGCTCTTTTGCAGCAGCAAGCAATCAACCAAGGCGCTCAACTCAGAGCGCAAGAGATGGCACAGGCACGGCAAACTTATGGCCAACTTGGACTCAGTGCAGACCAAGCACAGCAGCAGATGTTTGCCCAAGCGGCTCAACAACAACTGGCAGCGTCTCAGTTCCAAGAACAAGCCAAGCAGCAGGCTCTGAATGCTTACTTGCAAGGAACTCAAAATCTGTATGGCATGGATCAAACAACTGCATTGCAACAAGCGCAGTTCGCACAGCAAGCAGGTCTTGCAAACCAAGCCGCAACGAATCAAGCGTCGATGTTCAATGTAGGAAACACGTTGGCAGCGAACCAATTCAATGCTCAACAAGCTTTGCAGGCTCAACAACTCAACAATCAGTTTGGTCAAAATGCACTCAATTCATACCTTGCAGCGCAGCAAGGTTATGCAGGTCTGGGCGCACAAATGTTTGGCCAAGCTCTGGGAGGCCAGCAAGGATTGACAGCCTTGGAACAACAGCGACTGAATCAACAAGGGCAGCTTAGGAATCAAATGTTTGGCGCTGGTGCAAGTGCGGCTGGGTCTGCTGGAGCTGCTGCTATTGCAGCATCAGATAGAAACATGAAGAAGAACATTCGCGTCAACAAAGAAACACAGGCTTTTCTGAATGCGCTTACTGATAATGCATACGAATACAAGGATGCCTCGTTACCAGGAACTCAGAGCGGAACAAATTACGGGCCTATGGCTCAAGACTTGGAAAAGACAAAGATGGGTAAAACAGCAGTGCGAGAAACTGCCAATGGTAAGCTGGTGGATTCTGCAAGAGGGTTCTTGCTCGCGCTCAGTGGGCTTGCAAACCTCAATCAACGCATCAACGCTTTGGAGTCTAAGTAATGGCCAGGAAGCTTGAAAGAGAAGACGACAAATTCTTTTATTACGATGATGGGAGCAAGAGCTCCAAACAAGGACTTACACAGCCAAAATTAGACGCAATGAGCGCAGAGATCCAAAAGAATCAGATGGCCGCTTCTGCTGCAAACCTAACCGCTTCAGATCCAAGGTTTGACGCGCAACAATCCTTTGAGTCGATTAGTGACCAATCAAAGCTCTCACGCACTGAACCGCAAATGAGTCAAACTGCACCACAGTCAGTTCTCGGCGTTCCAGTGAATCAGCCTACGCTTGGTGTTCCAATGGGGCAAGCTCCAATGGCTCTACCAGTTGGCGCTGGTACGATGGATTTGACACAGTATAACCGACCCATGCCTAAGACTGTGAGAACGACAGAAACTCAAGTTGGAACGCCATTGCCAAAGGCTGAACTTGAAGCGGCTGTGAAGGGATTTGATGCCCAGATTTCAGCACAGAGAAAACTTGCTGAAACTGCAGCAGCTGGGCAAATCGAGCAGGCGAAGATTCAGGAAGGGCTTACACAAGAGCTTGACAAAATAAATCAACAACGTCTTGAAATCGAGCAAGCAAAACAAACAGCGATCAATGACTTCGATGCAAAATACAATGACACAATGAGTCAATTACAGAATGCCAAGATTGATCCAGACAGGTTCTATGGTGGCTCAGTTGGTAAGCGAGTGCTCGCGGGTATTTCGATTGCGCTAGGACAGTTTGGCGCTTCGATGACTGGTGGTAGGAACGCAGCACTTGATATCATCAACAAGGCGATTGACGATGATATCTCAGCTCAAAAAGAAGGTATTCAAAAGCTTGGCTCTCAAGCAACACTTCAACGCCAATTCATGGCTGACATTCGCCAAAAGTTTGCAGACAAAGATCAAGCTCAACTTGTCCAGAAAGCTGCTGCAATTGAAATGGCTCAAAACAAAATCACCGAAATTGCTTCCAGAACCTCCAGCGAACAAGCCAAAGTGAATGCAGAGAATTTGATTGGTCAACTCCAAGTTCAAAAACTCGATCTGCTTTCGAAAGGGCAGCAACTCGCTGCAGGAAAGACAGTCATTCGAACGCAGACAGAACAAGGAGGTGGCGGTGTAAATCCAGCAGAGCAAGTAAAGGCAGCTTCTCCATTACGAAAAGAATACAATGATAGTCCTGTTACAAAAATGACTATCGGAAGGCGAGAAAGCTTTAACACGATGTCTGCAGCGGCCGAACAAGATTCTCCTTCTGGAGATATTTCTTTCATCTATGCATATATGAAAATGAACGACCCAACTTCGACAGTACGAGAGGGTGAGT